TAGTACCCCATTCCATTTGGGCTTCTGTTAAACCTTCAAACTGATTCTTTGTAAGTTTCATTAGGCAACCCTCTTAACACCTTTGTAATAACCATCTTTGATGTCATTCTCAATGTGTTTAACTAATTGTGAACCGACTAAATATCTCCATGACATATTAGTTTTTAAGGTGTGGCCATCTCTTGTAATTTCATAACTAACATCATCCAAAACTTTGATAGTTATAGTTTTGTTAGCATTTTGATACATTGCAATAATGCCTGGTAATTTAGACATGTCATTTGTAACTTGTACTTTCATAATTAACCCCTTCCGGTCAATTGCGTTTGTAAATGCAATTAAACACTAAGGGGCTGACAAATGCCATTACCTACAAGGTTTTTCTCCAATTATTTTTGTGATTTAGATCACCCAAAGGCCTTACCCATAGCCACAAATGAGCCATCAACATTAAATGGGATCATCTCCGCGCTTACATTGCCACGCTTTATATGGATGATGACCGCACCGGCTTGCCAATTGGCGTATCCTCGCGTGTAGGACATCTTTTTTAGATCACATGTATGACCACACTCAATTCCTACTAAAACCCTCTGTAATCGGCCATTAAAGGCTTCTGAGTGGCATGTGTAGCCCAATCTGTGGGTGTGTCCCGAAATTACACTTTTGCCCCACCTTTTACTAAGATTCAGCGCGGTCTGACCGGCAATATTGGATATGACCCCTTCATCCCCATGACAAAGTACAAAGTTAGTACCTGGGATTTCATAGGGCTGTTTTGCGTAATGGATGCCAAGGTCATCAAAGCCCATGAAGTTTGCATATTGCAATTCAGGTAATCCCATTAGGCCCGGTATGCGCTGTATGGCTTTGTACAATCTATCTGAATGATTAGATCGGCTCACTACATCTGTTTTTAAATCAAATAAAATATCCTGGCATGTAGCCCTATCTTCATTCAGGGTTTGCATAAATGATTCAGCCTTACCATCTGCGAATCTTGAAATAGTGTTAAAATCCATTTCATCACCAACATTTAAAACCAAATCAAACTTAAAGGCATTGACTAATTTCTTTAGATTGATGACCGCTTCAGAAAAATGAAATGGGACTTGTAGATCACTCACCACAAGGTAGCGGGCATTAAATGATTTATCGCGCTTAATCTTCATCCTCATCATCTGTTGGATCAATGCGGGGAACTATCTCATTTGGTTTATTGTCTGTGATCCAATCAGGTATTGATACACCCGGCTCAGTAATTAACCAATAAGCAACTTCAGTTGTAAATCCGGCAGACAAAGCCGCACGGTACATCTCATTAAGAGTTACATAATGAGTTTCAAGTTTATTTAATTGCTCAGCCTTGCGCGGCGCACGCCTTCTACGCCTTACAGGTTTATTAGTTTTTTTAGTGGCCATGGTAAGCCAATTTTAGATCATACCAAGCCGCGAACAGCACGCTCAACACCTTCTTCAAGGCTAATTTTTGGGGTGTAGTAATCGCTCATCATGCTGGGATCACCTACCCGGTAGGCCACACCCGCCGGCTTATCGGTTAAAAACTTAAATCGCTTAGCAGGTGTCTTTTCATATCCCAAGACTTTCAGGGCTATTTGAGCCAATTCCATAAATGTAATTGCCCGGCCTGTACAAAGGTTTATTGTTTGATTGCAATTGTTTTGAACCATAGTTAATACCGCTTCTACTATGTCATCAATGTGTATAAAATCCCTGGTAGTAGTTGCCTTACCCCAAATGTTAAAAGGGTTAGCGTTCATAATTGCCCGTTCAATAATTGATGGAAATGGATAATCTAAATCCTGATCTGTACCGTAGCCGCTAAATGGTCTAAGAGTTAATACCTGTGCGCCTTCTTCACGCAAGTAATTCATTAGCATTTCACCGGTAAGTTTTGACCAGCCATAAGTCATATCCGGCTTGCCTATTTTATTAAAGTTAATATCTTTTTCTTTTAACTTCTTCTTCTTAGATAGTGTTTGTAGTTCAATAGGATAAGCGGCTGATGATGAAAAATAAACAAGATAGGGTTGTTTAGTTCTCATTGCCCAAGATGCAAACTCAGCATCAATGGCTAGATCAACCGCTAAGGCTAACGGTTCATTTTCTATAAGCATCCGGCCACCGACTACTGCGGCCAAATGAATTACAAGATCATATTGCTTCTTTTCTAATGCAAAAAATTTACGGCAATCAACACCTTGTTTAAGATCAACTAAGGTTAAATTGGCATTAGGTAATGCACGCCTGAAGGCTCTACCCACAAAGCCATGTGATCCGGTAATCAATATGTTCATCTTAATTTTTCTACTAGATCAGCATATTCCTGTGATCTAACATATTTTTGCAATGTTAATAAATCTTGTTCATACCATAAAGGTTGATTAACTCTTTCATACCCTTCATCTACTTCTGCCTTACCTGCCGCCGGGTGTAGATGCTCAATAATTACATCAGGTAAATACTTTAAACATTTTAAATCAATACCCAATTGTTTAACAAAATTATCAAAAAATAAGTGTATGCATCCTGGGAATGTCATACCCCGAAGTTCATCAACTACTTCACGCGTAGTTGCATAGGCTGTTGGTAAGTTTTCGCCTTGCAATAGATCATCACCATAGGCAATACCAGCGTTGTATTTTAACGCTTGAATAAAGGCTTTATCCCAGCCCTGGGTTCTAGGAAGGTGATCATCACCCATGAAAACAAAATAATCATATAAAGGATACTTAGTAATATCCAAAAGAAGAACCGCACCGGTATTAAGAGATTTAGCACAACCACCTGTTTTATTATCTGCCGGTAGTTTTTTATAGTTTTCACTTTTAGCGTACTCATTCCATTTAGGATCATCATTATCTATAACAATGTATAGGTCGGCTTCTGCACCGGTATCCTTAAACGCCTGGGCTAACCTTTCGGCATTTTCAGGCCTACCCCTACTGGGTACAACCACGCACATCTTCATGGCCATAGCGTAGGGGATACGGCTGACTTACTTCTTAGATATGAGAATTTGGTACAGCGTGTCTAACTTTTCTTCTATGCGTGCAACACGGCCTTCTAAGTTATGGCCACCGTTGCCATCAGGCTTTAATTCACTTAGATAATGCTTAACTAGCCAACGCACAGAAGCAATAAATGATGCAATTATTGTAACAAGAGATACAACTAATGCCATCTGCTCGTTTGCGTTCATTAACTGTTAATCCCGAATTTATCATCCGCAGGATCAAGATAGCGAATTAAAGGTGCGACTAAAGCACCGGCCAAAATTGCATATTCAGGTTTAACATCTGCAACCAAAGCCAACAAAGTTGTAACTGTTGCCGCCGCAATACTTCTTAGATATGACTTGATCACTTCTTTTTGTTTTGTTGTAATTTTCATTTTAATCCTAACTCTTTGATTTTTTGTTCAACTTCATATTGGCTTAATGCTATTTCAAAATGCATATCGTCTTTACGCTTCTTGTAATTACCACCCCAATTTAAACCATATTTAGTTATCAGTAAGTTAATTGTATTACGCTGATCTTTATTAAATGTATTTGACTTGCCCAAAGGATGCTTAATTGCATTTAAGTCTATGGCAGTACCGGATGCGTGATTGCTGAGTACCCGATCAGATGATCTAGTCATCCTAAAAGCGTATCCCCAATCATCTAGTTGGCCTTTATCTATTGGCTCAACTGATTCATGAAATTCTTTACAAAAGTTTATTAACAAAAGCGCAACGGCTTTTGAACAGGCAATTTTAGTTTTAGTACCAGGTATAACAAAAGATTGAATACCTATGGCTTGCCGATCCTCACTAGCCGGCCATCCATTTGGGCTAGTGAGTTCTCTAATTATGGCCACAATTTAAATGTATCATTACCTAAGATTGTGCTAAGCGGTGGGTCTTACTAAAAGTTGTGGTGCTGGCACTAATGCCTCAATCTCTGCTTCAGTTAATCCCAATTTTTTATAGGCGGAAATCTTAGTTTGGCGTAATGCTTCTGCCTCAGATTTTGCTTGCTCTTTTGCCAATCTAGCATCAGCCCATTGAGCAATAGTTGTTTCATAATCATCGGCAGATAATTGCGTATAACCTGAATCATCATCTCCAATTTGTAATGTTGGATTCTCCGCTTTGATAATTTCAATTATTTCTTGTTTTGTTGTCATTATGCTGTCGCCAATCCATAAACGGCTACTGTGCCAGTTATATTTGAACTTGCAGATTTGAATAAAAACCCAGTATAGGTTCGGGCTGTGTAAGCATTTCCAGCCATAGTTTGTCGGGCTATTGCATTTGAATTCATAAATTGACCATTTACTAAAGCCCTTTGACTTGAATTACCCACCAAATTAAAATATAACTGACCTGATGTTCCATCTGCACTATCCCCAACATGTGAGGTAAGTGGCATTTGTGAACTGTTATTTTCTCCCATAAAAGACATGGCAGTTGCAGAATAATTTGCATAATAATTTGCGGTGTAATAATTTGCGGTTTGAGTTGTTCCACTATAAATGAGTTGTAATTGAAAATCATCTGAAGCGGTGCCACCATAAACAGTTTCTACATTTACTAGATAACTTTTGTAAGTGCTTGTAAATACACCATCAAAGGTGGTTGATGTTCCAGCAACATTTGAAAAACTTGAGCGTTTTATTAAAGTCAATCCTGAACCACCAGCAGGGGTAGCCCATTTTAAGCCTGTTGCTTCTGCGCTATCAACAGTTAAAATTTGTCCATTTGTTGCGCCAACTGCTAACCGCGTATCCGCACTTGATGTGCGTGTGTATAAATCACCTTTAGTAGTCAATGGTGATGTTGTACCCGCCTGAGTGTAATCAAACCACAATGCAGAACTTGTAGAACTAAAATATAAAAATCCACCATCATATTGAGTAACTGCTAAAGAACCTGCACTATTAACTGTTGCAGTGCCGGCAGTTATTGTAGTTGTACCTGACCCAATGTTTTGAATTTGAACAGAATCTCCGGCAGAAAATAAACCTGTATTCACTGTAACGGTAGTTGCGCTTGTACTATTTACTTGAATCACAGTACCGGCATCTGCGGCAACTAAAACATAATTTGCGGTTT